CCAGAGCTAAGTCTTGTAGAGCTTTCCATAGATGTGCAATGATCAATTAACCAATCAATATGCTCAAAGCTTTTGCCTGGAAACCTTATTTTACCTTTTCTGATTTTATCAAACAATTCCTCAATAAGCAAATCCTTGTTATAAGATATGATAAGCTCATCTTCTCTATACTTAATAGGCTTAATCAAAGCGCCAGAACCCTGGGCTCCAAGGAACCTATCTCTATAGATCATCTGAAGATCATGAACTACGTCCTGTCCAAAGAACCAATCGCTAACTCCCCTTGTAATTCCGAATCTTCTATAGCACTCAATGATGGTTTCTTTTTTGTAATTAAAAGATTGGCTTCTAAGCTTATGAGCATGTTCTACATAAAGCGTTCCATCAGGCGTTGCAGAAAGAACTGCGACACAAGAGTATGATTGACCACGATCAACGTTGTCCATATCTACCTTGCCACCCCAGTCAACCCCAAGATATGTTGTTTTGTCGCGAGCAGAAACCCTTCTTGAGAAGCTTCTGTCCATATCGATACAGTTATCAATAATGTCCTGTCTGGTTAAAGGCATGCCGGAGCCAGAGTAGAACTCTCCGATAACCTCATTATTCCAAATTCTTTCTGACTGAGTTGGATTGAACTCTGGCATTAGATCTAAGATGTTTTGCTTTTTAAAATATGGAATGTAAAGCTGATTGATATGAAAACCTGTATACTTTGCAGTCTTAGGATCTCTTGTAGCTACCCATCTTCCATTTTCAATTGCATCAATCTTATGTTCCTTATGTCCACATTCCGGGCATTTCACATTATGATCGTCAACCCAGATATCTCTCCACAGATCAGGTGCATCAGAATGGTAAAAGAAATAATTCTCTTTACAGTTGGAGCATCCAAGCTGATAGTATCTTTTGTCGGACTGCTCCCAAATTTGATTGAAATAAGAGCCTCTTTCTTTTGGCGTTCCAAAGTAAATCTGTACGCCCTTACCGACCTGTCCGTACTTAGAAGCAGTGAGTGTCTTAGTAACGTTACCAATAGCGGTTCCCGGCATATCTTGGACTTCGTCAAAGAACGCCACATCAAGTGACATACCACGAACACGGTCACCATCTGCACCGATGCTTTCGATCCAAAGTGTCCCTGTGTTGAACTGCTTCATTGTAATGTTGTCTACAGCGTTAGGCTCTGTGTGGATAAGCTTGTTTTTGTTAATGAAGTCATCCTTGGCAGAACGAATCATATTCTCAAGTTTATCCTGAGAGAATCTCTTTACAAGTGCAATAGCCGGAAAGAGGTGTGCTACCTTAACCGGAGGCGACGTAAAGAGGCCGCTGTTCGTAAAGTATAAATCCAATGCTCCTGCCATGACAGTAGCACCGACCTGTCGCCCTTTGCAAATTACAACGGGCTTACCAGACTCTCTGGTGGCTTGCAATGCGATATACCTATAGATATCCGACATAAACTTCCAGCCGTTATCCAATACGGAGAATGGCTCACCATCGAGTGTTAAATTGTTTTGAATAAAGTACGCGGGATCATAATCCAAGAAGCTGTTCTTTACGTCAAAGAATAGGTCCTCAAGTTGTTTGTTCGCGTCTTGATTAGATTTTTTCATCCGCCCTCCTTAAAAGGAATCTGGACGCGCATGACTGTAGTAATCTGCCTGATCGAGACCAGTGTTAGAAGATACTGGCTCTATCTCTCTCTTCTCATACCTAATGTCCTCATCCAAATCATCGCTATACTTTGAAAGTAAGTCGTCAACATAGCCCTTAAGCTTTCCTTCATCAATGCGAAGACTATTGAACCCAAGTCCTTCCGCGTCTCTACATTTTGACAGAATTGCGGTAGCACTTAAGTGAGATTCTGATTTAGCCATATCATTGATGTAGCTAAGAATATTGCGCATCCTTTTCACATCCCTTTCAGGATGTTCATAATTTGCTGTTTTGACTTCGCAGCAAGAGCCACCGCATCCACATGCGGTTTTTGTCTGAGCTTCTTTGCTGATGTCTTCGAGTTCTTCCGTAAGCTTGCTGACGACATCAAAGCCAATTCTTTCCTTGATGTCCGCCATCTTTTCTTCAATTGAGTGAAAATGCTTTCTGCGAGAAATAGGCTTTAGGTTTTCTAAATAACCCTTCTTCTCAAGCTCATGAGCAAAGAGAACTAGCCAGTCCTGCATGACACCGTATTGCTCGGTGACTCCATCTTGTCTTGTAATTTTACTCATTCCATTCTCCTTATGCGAAATAGCTTCTCATGAAATCAACTTCAGAAGATTCTTTTCCATAAGAACCCCTATCTTTGAAAACCTGATATCCCATATCAGCGAACAACTGCATTAATGCAAGTTCCTCTCTGTCTGTAAATGCATACTTATTCTTAAGAATGTCATACACATCTTCAAAAGATTTTCCAGAAGATACAACTGCGTTAACAACCATTCCGGTAATTGCTCTTTCAAAAGCAGTCATCATAAGCTGCGGTCTTGCAACTGTGGCTTCTTTTGATAATTCCACATCGCTTCCTGCGATCTTCATAGTAGTGCCATCAGCAGCTTTCTTTCCGTGCTGCTCTCTGATGCCTCTCTGAAGCTTCTTAATGTGCTGCTTCAAAGTTAACATATCATTCATCATGTTAACCCTAACTCCATCAAGCTCACCAACATCTAAGATATGATCCTTATCAAGAGATAGGGCCTTGGAGATTTCTTTGTCGAGGCCCTTGTAGTAATTGATCACTCTTTCGCATCCAAGCATTTCGCCCTGGTGCTGCGGAGGACTGTTGTAGGCATCCTGAAGATAATTTGAGAAATCTCTGACATCTCCGTCATCTCTCCAAGTACCAGGGGTATCATCTACCTCCTCTACTTTATCTTCCTCGTCATCTGCGAGACTGATGCTTGAGCCTGGAAGCATTCTAACTGCGTCTGCTGCTGAGGATACTTCCTCTTCTTCCATCTCTTCTACTGCGCCTGGAAGTTCCTCTGAGAATTCAACAACTGTTGGCTCGCCAACTTCATTGCCCTCTACAGACTGAGACAAAGAAGACTCCATATCTTCAAGGAGATCAGCTTCTTCCTCATCAAATTCCACTATTGTTTCGAATTGTGCGACACCATTATCTGGAGGTGTCATGCCATCCTCTACACTTGTTTCTTCAGAAAACTCAACCAAGTCTCCTGCCCATTGGGAAGACTTGAAAAACTCTGTATCTTCTGTGTATTCTGTGACTACGTTTTTTGACATTGTGTAAAACTCCTTACCCATGAATGCTGCCGGCAGAAATATCTGGAAAAATATCATGCCAAATCATATAATTATCTCCCCTGTATCCGCTCTCATCATAATCGACCATGTCAGGAATACCTGAATTGCCAACATATATGTGCGGATACACTGGACTACCATCTATAGGAATATTAGAAGATTCCTCAGCTTGAGTTTTGACATCAAGCTCTTCTTCTTCATCTTCTTCCTCAAGATCTATAGTCACCGGTTCGTCATCTAATTTGTTTATAATAGTTTCTTTCATCGATTGTTCCAAAAAAAGCAATGAATATTAGTATGTTTAAGCCATTTCCTTGACTCTTACGTGATAATGATCGCCCTCGAATAGGACTCCCAAAGTAAATTCCCCAGACTGTGTTACGACATCGAGAACTTTTTTAATATCTTGTGTTAACCTTAGGTCAACAGAAGTAGCAGGCTGCCCCATATGCGAACGCAATGGAACATTTGCCTGAATCCAGTCTGCAACTATGCCTTTACTTTCTCTGTTCACACCGTAATCATGTAGGGTGTTGTTAACAAATAATGCAAAAGGCTTTATTTGATATAGATTGTAAAGGTAAACTGCGCCTTTTGTGATCGGCCTTCCATCCAATCCTGCTGAAAGCTTCTGAGATAATGAAGCACCAAGAAGCTCAAGCTCTCTCGGTGAAAGAGGCGCGGACCCGCCTTTCTTTTTCCAGTTATTTGCCATAACTCTTGCTTGAGCAGATGGACTTCTGTATCCGCTTGTAACGAATGGTTTCTGAACGCCAAGCTCTTTCGCAACTTCGGTAATTGTTTTGAGAAATTCCTGAGTTTCGTCGCTTAAATCTCCGAAGTTAATTCCGTTGTTTTTGCCAGGGAATTGCCCTCTTGGTAATTTGCCGTTAAACATTTGTTTTACGCCTTTGAGGCGCTCACCAATTCCTCTGCCTCTTTGAGATACGGAGCCCGGAGTAATCCCAGCTTTAGGCGCTCCCTGCTCCCCCTGCATAACCTTTAAGGCTTCTTCGGGCCCACGGTGTATTCCTCCCCACTCTCCATAATACTTCGTTACATACCAGTCTGTCCAGCTATTGTAATCCGGACCTTGACTGCCAGGAACTTTCTGCCAATTATTTTTCCACCAAACCTCAATCTCTTTAAATGCCGGGCCTTGTTCGGAATATTCTTCCCAAGAAGAGGCAAGATATCCTGCGTTCTTAATCATCTTTTTCCTCGCCCAAGTATTCAACAAGAAGTTTTTTAGAGATAAGCACATCTTTGAAGTAGCCACTTAATGGTACATTCTTCAAAAGATCAAGCTCCCTTAACAAGTGAAGGGTTAGCTCAGCATCTTCTTTGAGTGCCTTCGCAATTTTAACAGAGATGTACTTGTCTTTTACATTCTCTGAAGAAAAGATTTCTGGGTTTTCAAGAACGAACTCAACAATCGTAGGATCAATTCTGTATCCATATCTTGCAGCAAGATTCACTGCACGATAGATCCTCCTCGGATCATCTTCCAGTGTGATGTGTGGAGGTACAGGAGTTCTGATGATCTTATTTTTGATGTCTTCAAAACCTTGCCCTGTCGGATCTACAATTTCTCTGGTCAATAGATCCTGATGCAGGGTATTGATCGTGAAGTCTCTACTGTATGCTTCGTGATATTCTTGATGCTTATCACCAAGGTATTCAACTACGCCTTCAGAGATAAAGTTACTTGAGAAATCAAGATCAAAAGAATCTGTGAATGCGGTCAAATGCCCATCATCTGATAGCTCGAAAGTGGCATTCATTTCGTTAGCCACGAGGATGCCGAGCCTTAAGACATCGGGAGAATTAGTTGTCAAATCAACATCAGTTGTCTTGATCTCCTTTTTCAGATACACGTCTCTTGGTAAGCCACCAACAATGTAGGGCTTATCGACCAAATACCTTTCGGCAATCTGTGCAACTAATGATAGGGTTTCTCCCAAGTTCATTTACTTATACCTCTTCGTCAATAGGAGGTGCTTCTGCCGGCTGTGGAGCGTCCTGTCCTGGCTCCGGCGGAAGTTCTGTTGTAGCGCCAAATTCGTCAGCAATAGCCTCAGTTCCCTTTGGTGCGTCCTCTTCTGCGCCAGCATTGAATGTCTTCGCAGTGTCCTTGTCTACGCCCTTCTGAATCTCAGTTTCTTTTGCGTCAGCAATTTCCGAAAGACTTTTCCCTGAAGAAAGCATACCAAGCATCTTGGTGACACGAGTTAATGCATAAGAGTAACTATCAATGAGCTTGCTCTGGGCTTCCGGAAGCTCGGGAAACATTGGAGCCACGCCAAGCTGATCAAGCATGATATCGAACTCCGCAAGCAAACGGATAACTCGTCTGTCCGCAAGTCTTCCTGCAATCTCTTCAAGCTTTCGAGATGCCTGATCGAGAGTGATGTCTCCGCTAAGAGCTTCGTACTCTCCAGGCTTAGGTCCCGTTCCTCCTTTCAGCGCTGTTCCAACGGGTGTACCTGCCCCAATACTTTCTGGCGCTGCGCCAGGGATTTCACCCTCTGCGCCAGGAACCTCAGGCTCCTCGGTCAAACCGCCACCAAGTGGCTCGTCTCCAAGAATATCATCTGGGGCTGCATCAATCTCTGGCGGAAGCGGAGTCTCTTGTGCTAACGCATATAGAGTATCTGCATGTTCGTTGAGACCTTTAGTTTTGAAAGCCAAAGCAGCTCTTTTGGTAAGGTCAGATGCAGTAGAGGCAAGCCTTACCTTTCTAACTTCCATATCAAAAGCATGCAGAAGGTCTGCGAGGTCCGCATGAATATCTGAATTCATATGTGGATCGCCCTGTCTGATTAGCTTATCAAGTCTTCTGATAGCAACGTAGAGTTTGCTTTTCCACTCTTCGAAATCGCCTTTCTTGTTATCAACTTCCACGCGCTCTTTAGAGACCTGCTTGGTCTCTGCCGGATAGAATCCTGAACCGCTTAATGGAAATTGGAAATCTGCTTTTTTTTCCATTTCGTTGCTCCTGCTTGCTCTAATGTCATACTTAAGATGCTCACCATTCTTATAGTACTTAACCCACTCCTTAAACTTATGGCCTTCTTGTCGAGAAGTATCGAGTTCTCCAGAGTAGTAATCCAGTGCAAAACTATAAGACATATCTCCGCTTTGAACTGCTTCGTAAATTTTATGTACGAGTCCTGACCATTTCTCCAGATCAAACTCTTCTTCTAAATCTTCGCTCAAAGCCCCATGTCCTAACGGATATGCGACTTTTTTAATTCCATTATTTCTGAGATAAGCGACTGTGGCTAAATAGTAGTAATCGTTGTGATTCTTTGGAGGAAGCTTTACGTCCATTGCAAAACGGATGATCTCCTCAGTTGGAGAGACACCGTGATGTTTGTAGATGTTATAGACACTAACAGCAATAGCCTCCTTACCTTCGGGGATTCCGAGGTTTGGAAGCTCTGTCTTTAGCGCTATAAGTTCCTTCTTAAAGTCCACTGTCGTCTCCTAATCTACTTTTCAGATCGACTATTGCTTTTTTCCACATAAGGCCATCAGCCGAATCTGTCTCGTCAATACGATCCTGTATATATGTAAGGAATATTAACAAGTGCTCTTTACTTACTGTTCCAGTAGCATAAGTAACTAAGTGTTGAGACAGCCAAGATGAGAATGCAGCAGCACTTTCAATATCCCTGAGTGTGAGATCCGCATACCTTTCCTGATTTTCCGTTGTATTAATCGTTACTGACATCGATAATTTTAACCTCTGGCTCTACATAGTCCAAATATCTTTGATTGTTGTACTGTGTATCTACCATTTTAGAATTTAGCTTCTCAACGAAAACCGGAATCAAAGTCGGGTCAAGTTCCTTAAGAACTTCGAAAACGATACTCTTAAGAACAGTGAGTTGCTCATTAACTACATTGATATTAATATTGTGGTCGATTGTCTGGTCAGGAACCCGTTCAACATATTTCTTCCAATCTCTAAGAAGCTCTCTTTGCTGAGTCAAAAGTTCAATGAAAACTCGCTCCTCTCTAAGGTTAGCTCCACTGTTGAGAGAATTAAAGTAATACTCGATTCTGGAAGAGATAATCTTTTCCATTTCAAGCATCTTTCTAGTGACATCAATCTCCTCATCAATAATCTCCGCGAGCTTTTCCTGGTAAGAATTCGATGCCATAACCATAGCCTGCTTTTCAAGAGCCTTAGAGTCCTTTGTAAAATTCTTTCTGGCAGCCTTAATCTGTTCCAGGGCTTCGCCTTCAAGATTAAGGTACTCCTTCCTGAACTTCTGCAAAGTCATGGATGTGATGTGGAGACGCTTTGTTTTTGGATGTTTCTTCTTTAGCCAATTTTCGACCTGCTTAACAGACTCTCCCTGCAATAGCTTGGAGATAATCTCTTCTTTCTCTGGATGTCGTAATACTTTGCTGCCCATAAATAACTCCTTCTACAAAAGTAAAGCCTGCCTTATTTGTACCGGGCAGGCTCTACTTTTGTTTTTGTGCTTTGTTTTTATTCCGAGGAGATTTTGAATCCAGCGTATTCGTCTCTACCTTCATCCCAATCCCTTTTTGCTTCGAAATCATCAAACTGAGCATCGAATCCCTCATCACTAATCGGAGGACTGTAAGAGGCTCCAGTAAGGGAAACTACTGTAAAGTTTTCATGCATAAGTCTCAGGAACTCATCCGGAGTTATCCTATCAGAAAGAACAAAGTCAATACCCGGCTCGCTGTGAATTGTCAAAGTCTCTGCGTATATTCTGCCAGCAACAGGATCCTCACTGCCATCTTTATCATACAAGTAGCTTCCTGTCGCATAAAGCTTATTGGCCTCAATATCTTCTGCGGTTTTGTAGTAAGCAATCATACCTTCATATTCATCATCATCTTCATAAACACTAATCTTTACAAAAGGAGCTTCTGTTCCGAAAGTTGCAATGTCGTAATCCTCAGATGCTGTTTTGACTAACTTGTCAGGATCACAAATCTCAGAATAAGAGAACATTTCGGTCTGTCCTTGTACGCTGCTACCCTGATACTTCTGGCCCTGTTCGTCAGTAAAGCCCTCATTCCAATCATAAATCTTGTTAGTGTTTGGATCTTTGTAAACGCCGCCATTTGTTCCGCGAACCCTTTCGGCAGATACCCCAGGCTTACCTGGGACATACCTTGTAGAAAGAGACTCACTTAATGGTCTGTCTGCAATTTCAGGCGTACCGTATTCTGCGGGGTTTACGCCGTAAAGCTGGTCCGCCTTATCAGAAGTTCCTCTCTCGGTGAGCAATTGCTCTCTTGTGCCGTAGTTAGTTTTTTCGCCCTGATAATCCTGAAGGATACCTTGCTGAGCAACTTTCTCTAACTCTTCGGCATAAGCACCTCTAAGTGCGCTTCTCAGTTTGCGATTTGTACCCGCCTGCCTAAGAATGAATTCTAATCTTGTCATAGCCACTCCTTAGCTGAACTTAATATCATAAGAGGAAATAAAAACTTCTTCCTCATTTGCGTTCTGAGCCCGATGTGTTCTTGCCGGTACCGGACGACCCTGGCTATCGAATGCAATTTTGCTCAATGGAAGAGCAAGTTTAGGACAGTAAAGCTCAACAGTCGTAGAGTGCTTGATAAGGTCTCCTCTCTGAACCGCAGCCTCAATGTGCTTGGCTCTTTCAGAGTCCTGATCGGTAGAGGAATGCTTTAATAACTGAGTGAACTTATCAAATGCTGCTTTGAACTGTGAAGAGTCGAAGCGGTTCTGAATGACCGAAAGTGCATTCTCTGCAAGCGTGTAATCCTTAGTCGAAATTCCTTTTAGCATCATGTCGTTAAGCTCGTGGTAAGACGCTGTCGATAGGTTTCCGGTATGTCTCGCAACCTTAACAGTTCTGCTGTTACCCTTCACATCGGAAAGGAACCTTGCATATCCTGCTTGGCTGAAATCATAAACCTGCTCTACATCAGAAGTTGCGGCTGCAAATCTGTTCGGCAGGTTTGGATGATCATTGTGAATCTCGACGGGAACCTTAACGACTGCCATACCCTTTTCTGTAGGGACATGTGCATCGAATACGATTTCTCTATCAGATGCCGTTACTATTTTTACCTGTGGATTAAACGCTCCGAATGACTTAAGCTCATCAGACACCATAGTGACTGCTTCTGCTACTGACTTAGCGGAGTGCATTGTTGAGGCCGAAACTAATGTAGTTTCAAACTGTGCAAATTTCTCAAGACTTGCAGGTACAACCTGCTTAGCTACCTTAACAGATTCGCCGAATGTTCTCTGGGATGCGAATTTCTGCTGAGCAACATGCCTTTTTTCGTCTCTTGCTTCCTTGATGGCAAGCCAAAGACTGTCTTTGGTGAGTGGGACTGTACCCTCTCCCTGAACAAGTGCTGTTGGAGGCTGCACAATCCCGCCACTGATCTGGACAGGAACATGAACTGCTACTTTGTTGAAGCCGTCATTGTAAAGTGCTGCCACTAATACGAAGTGCTCATTCTCAGAAACTATTTCAACTGCGGAAGGAGTCTGTCCTTCTGCGGTTAATCCTGCGATAACAACTTTATTGACCATGTTGCCCTGCTGAGGTGCATATGTTCCAAAAGAGTTGTCTTTTCCGAATCCGAATGCAGTTGAGAATGCATCGGAGAGTTCCTGATTTACAGGAGCAATGCTTAGTCCACCTTCACGGTCGGCTCTAAGTGCTGAAGCTGTTTTGGTTGGCTCTACATACTGGCGCTTCTCAGTGAGTAAGTCTCCAAGCTCATTTCTGAACGCAGAATGTCCGCCACCCAAGCCAATCATTTGGTCATAGATGCCGGTAAGCTCTGCCTGAGAAACGAACTGTTGTGTCTGAAGCCTGCTCAGAACTACATTCCTCATATTGTTGATGAGAAGATCATGCGGGTTTTCTTCCGCAGATTTTACGAACCTCTCACAAACATATGCAGATGTATAGAGCTTGCCATTCTCAAGCTGCTCCAGTGCCTTTTGGGCTTCTTTGATTATATCGAAAATTTCCTTCTGCATATTCTGTTCCTTAAATGTATTTGCCAAGCTCAGGGAAGCTTGAAAGGAGGGATCTTTTTTTAGCTTCTGGCTGCTCTGCGAATACTTCCTTAAGGAAACCATCATCAGCACCAATCTTGTCAAGCAGGGCTTCCTTAAATGTTAATACGTCTTCAGGGGTAAATCCATATGTGTCAGAAGAAAATCTTGCAATTGGCTTACTCTTGTATGCCAAAGTGATATTCCTCTTATCATAATCTGATGTCGCAGACCACTCTCCAACAACCGTCTCTTCGGACTGTGGGTTCGAAGCTCTAACTAAATGAGGGACTCCGTCAACATCCTGAAGAATCCAAAGATCCCTGTAAGGATCATTGTCAACTTTATACACGTCAAATGCAATTTTTCTAATGTGACCTTGCGATACAAGACTATCATCGTACTTAATGGCGTTCTTATCGGCCAAAGACTTTGATTGCTTGGCTAAAGTTTTCATAAGCACTCTGTCAATATTTGCAAGATACTTTTCTCTTGTGGTCATGGACTGTTCCCTCTTCGTAGAATCTACTGTTTATTAATAGAAAGCTCATCAGCGATTTGATCACTATTTTTAGCTTCCTCTATTTGTCTCAATATTCGTTGAATGTTAGAATTGTTGCCACAAATCTTCTTCAGCTTCTTAATAATTCCGCCATATCTTTTCTTGTCATTTTTATAGTCAATATTACCATGTAAAGCCTTATGCACGGCAGATTGTGTGATACCGAGATGTTCAGCAATTTCGTTCTGAGTTTTTCCAACAAGGCGCATCATTAGGATCTTTTTCTGATGATCGGTTAAAGAATCGCCATGAATGATGTCATAAATCTCTTCTAATAGCTCCTCTCTCAGGTCTTGGATCTGTTCGTTGGACTCATTGTCGGAAAGCATATTTCCGATGCCTCTGCTCTCAGGGAAGTTATTTAGTTTGCCCTGATCAAAAGAGATCTCCACAATCTTGTGTTGGTAAAGTTTTGATTTATTCATTAGTTTTTCCACTCCATGTTTTCTAATTCGGGACTACACTCTGTGAGTGTGTCGAAAAAGTCTCTTCGGGAATAACCAGCTCTAAAAAAATCATCTACATCTTTATATTTGTCGGGAAGAGACAGGAACCTGAGCTTTATACCCTTGTTCATAAATTTCTTGTTAATACGAGAAATGGCCTTCCTCCCTCCGTCATCACTATCGAGAACAAAAGTGAATGTATGTGCGTACCTTGCCAATCTAACGAAATGATCTTTCGAGAATCCTGTTCCGCAAATGGCAACGGAGTTTTTAATTCCATTCTCTTGCAGTTGAATTGCGTCGAAGTTACCTTCGCAGACGAATACTTCTCCCTTGGCAAGGATAGAACCCCTCGCACGATTAAACCCAAAGAGTGTGGTGCTTTTCTTGAATGAGCTATTTTCATATTTAGCTATTCCAAGCATTTCTCTTTGGGTATCGGAAATGAGAGTTCTGCCATTAATGCCGACAGGCTCTCCGTATTCATTGTAAATGGGGAATACCAGATAGTAAAAATCCGCAAACTTTGAGTTTCCGGAGTAATCTATGATATTCAATTTTTCTAAGGTTGCACGAGACACGTACTTTGTAAGCATGTTAATGCTCTGTGGAAAGTAGCCAATCTTGTGGTTTTCGATAGCGGCTTCAGACATACCTCTAGTGTCTCTCAAGTATGCTAAGCATTCTGGAGAGTTCTTAAGATTCGTTTGACAAATCTTTATTAAGGTTTCTAAGTCTTTAATCATTCCGGTATCCAAAGCGTATTTACGCTTCTCTCGATTCATCATCATTTGTTCCAACATTTTCCATCGAGTTTATCATAAAACGAGATACATTGAACTTACAATCTTTCTCGCAGCCTAAGCCTTTAAGGTCACCATCAACAACGGAAGTTTCAACTTTTTTCTTACAAGTTTTGCAATCAAAAATGAACGCTTTGCCGTCCTTCTTAATTACATCTCCACTGCTTTTCATAGACCTCTTGGTGAACGAGGCAACATTCATTAGTTCAAGACCACAGTTTTTGCAGATGACCTCATCTGTATCAGGATCTAAAGACCCCTCCGTAGTTCCATCACTCAATTTACAACCAGGGTTGCAGCGTAATAACATCTTCAGCTCCCTACATTAGTAGAATTACCGGTTTCCTCAGTACAAAGTCAAACGGCACCGACAGAATAGTCGGTGCCGTTGCTCAAAAGTTTCTTAGAATAATTCGTCAACAGTCTCCGCCGTAAATGTTTCTACCTCTACGCCAGGATCGGGCGTTTCGGATATCTCGTTATCAAGATAAGATGCTCTAAGATCGGTTTCTACCTGCTCAAGTCGGGTCCCAATGTGAGCAATGAATTTGTCTTTACCAACAATCGTCTCTCCCCTATAGATATAAGTTCTGTTATTGGGGCGTTCGAATAAGTTTTCAAGAAGACCTGCCTCGAACAATTCCTCTTCCTGTTTGACCATTCCGACCACATACTCAATGCTGTACTCTGCCTTCTTGAAAGGTGGAGCACATTTGTTCTTTGTAATCTTGGCACGAACCTTGTGCCCAATCTGCTCGTCATTATGGTTGAAAATCTTAGCTTCCTTCTTGTTGATGGTCGCTACCATAATCTGCACAGAGCAAGCGTGGTGCCATGCCCTTCCGCCAGGAGTAGTTGTAGGATCGCCATACATAACTCCAATAGCTGTCTTGACATGGTTGATGCCGAACAGTGCTACGTTAGCCTTAGCGACCGCTGGGGTCAACTTTTTAAGCTCTGTAGTTAAGAATCTCGCCATAGATGCAACATTCTGCTTACCAACTATGGAAGCCTCTTCCGTAGGAGTGTTCATAGAAGCTACAGAATCTACGATTATGACTCGCATTTTGCCAAGGTCGAATGTTCTAGTCTCGTCCCTTGCATTCTTTCCCTGGATAGTTTGACCGTTCTCAATCATATCGAGCAATCCGTCCACATGCTTTACAGTCTTCGCAGTCTTTGTGGTTTTGCCAACCAAGCCTGTGAAAATCTTTTCAGCAGCGTTTGTCTTAATGAGCATCATTCTGTCATTATCAACTCCGAGTAGCTCAGCCCAATCTGGATCATAAGTATACTCTGCATCAATAAAGCATGCACAATTTCCTGGGTCCAATGCCATCCATTCTGCTGCGGCAATAAGTGTTAGCTGCGTCTTACCAGCAGAGGGCGTTCCTGCCACCTGCATAATTCTTCCAAGAGGGTAGCCTCCAACTCCCAATGCTCTATCAAGAGCCGGTGAGCCGGATGGTGTAGTCTCTACAGGTGGGATATCTCTTGGGTTCAAAAAGATGTTTTCTTCGCCGAACATGCTGGCGACCTGGGAATATGCTTTCCCAGGTGATAGTTTTTCTGACATTTATGTCTCCTTAGTATTTGTGATTTAGCCCAATGTGTTTTGCCATTTTCAAAATATGCTGAACAAATTCGTTATATTCTAATTCGTGTTTCGCGAAATTACATTTGCTACAACATGCTACGGAGTTTTCTTTGTAATACCCAATATTAGAATCAACTCTATCAATCCCATATCCGGTACCTCTATCGAAATTATCTCCACAGTAGTTGCATTGGTTAGTTTGTAATTCCTCAAAGTCCTCTTTTGTTAATTTTTGCTCAATGCCTTTAGTTTTGGCTAATGCCTTAAAGCTCGCAAATCTGCCATCAACTGTTCTGCTGTATTTGTAGTTCCTTGCCTTAATTGTTTCAGAATTCTTCTTTCTATATTCTGAACACTTTTGATTAAAGCAATCCCTGCACTGTTTTCGATACTTTCCACTTTCTTTCCTGAAATGAAAATGGTCTAAATCTTTATTCTTTCCGCATTTAGAACAAATCATCTTAATACTTATGATTCATACCATTTTCAGAGGGTAAACGGAAACCAGCAGGTGGCTGCCATGACGAAGGATCGTCAGGTCTATCAACAATTACAGCTTCGGTAGTCAACAACAGCAAAGCGATACTTAATGCATTCTGTAGGGCTGTTCTGGTTACTTTCTTTGGGTCTACTACGCCCATGTCAAATAAGTCTCCGAACTCGCAAGTGGCTGCGTTATAGCCATACGAATCGTTCGGAGCAGCAGATACAATTTGTGCAAGGATAGTTTCAACGTCCTCACCTGCATTCATTAAAATCTGGATAGCAGGACGTGTACATGCCCCTATCAATAGTTCTACCGCAGGTCTAAACTTCTCATCTACCTTGTCTAACTCAACTTTACTTGCCGCATTGAATAGTGCCATTCCTGCGCCAGGAACAATGCCTTCTTCAATGGCAGCGGAGACAGCAGCCATTGCATCGTCTGCTCTATCACCTTTCTCTCTAAGCTCAAGTTCGGTTAAGTAACCTACTGTGATGATGGCAGCACGACTCGTAAGAAATTGCTTTCTCTTACTGATATCGAATCGCTCTCTGTCTCCAAGAAGAAGAGCTTGGTCTTCTCCGTAGAGTTCCATTTGTTCCTTGATCTTAGCTTCGTCCCTTCTTGGGTTTGTAACCTTGGTGCTGTGACGACCAACCTCAATTGACTCAGCATAACCGAGCATTTCTATTGTAGCCTCAGACAAAGGCAATCCTTTTTCATCACTGAAGATAGTTGTGCCGAAGATAACAGCAAGGTCTTCTACCCACTTGTCCTGGTAAGCTCCAAAAGTCGGAGTCTTAATTGCACAGGACTTAAGGACTCCATGTTTGTGATTATGCACAAGGGTCTTCAGGGCGATCTTAGTGACATCCTTAGCAATGATAAGTAGACTTGCATTCTTCCCTGCTATCGCTGTGAGCAAGTCTTCGCATTCCTGAAGATGTGATAACTCCCTGTCAAGCATGAGAACATAGCACTTGTCAAGAGATGCCGAAGTCTCTCCGCTATCAAGGTATGCGGGATGTACATAGCCAGACTTAAGCTCCACACCATTCACGAGGCGTGCAGCGTTATCAACTCCAGGCACAGCCTCTGCTGTTACCAGTCCATTTCTGTCCACAAGCTCATAAGCCTCAGCGATTACGCCACCAAGGTCTGGGTCGTTGTTTGTGGAGATGACAGATACATTTAGAAGATCTTCTTTCGTATCAACAGGCTTCGCCATCTTCTCGATTTCTGCAAGGACCAACTTAAGTCCCAGGTTCAGTCCGTCTCTCAAATCAAGAGCACTGTAACCGTTATCCATAAGACTCAAGCCGTTAGAGAATATTTCATAAGTAAGGGCTACAGAGGTAGTTGTTCCATCGCCTGCTATATCACAAGTTCTTCCTGCTACCTCTTTAACTAATTGACACCCCATTTCTTCAAATGGATCGGATAGAGTTATAGCTCTTGCGACAGTAACTCCATCTTTAGTGCTTATTGGAGCACCTATCGGCGGGACTCCTGGCTGAGGAGAAATGGGACCTATGATTACATTTTTACCTTTTGGGCCCATAGTTACTAAAACCAAATCTGCCAATTTTTTCACACCACTCAGAATAGATTTCCTACAATCCTCACCAATTAAAAATGCTTTAGACATTAAAATTCTCCGTTATTAATTTGCACAAATTTATAAAATACGTTTGCTCGAAACTTTGTTTCATCATATTTACATCCTTATGTACCCACTGTACATTTCCAGTGACATATCCTTTAGATGAGTTTATTCTATCAAGAGACGCTGTTCCGTATGGAAACTGCTCATCAATTGATATATCAATTCCAGTTAAAAAACATTTTTCATTTTGCTTCCGAAATAAGTCCCAAGCTTCACCTATAGTTATGTCAAATTTTATATTTCTTTTCTTTGCAGAGTTTTTTATGTCTGCCCATTTCTTTCCAGACAAAGAGCCATGACCCTTCCAATAGATACTATCGCTGCCCTTTCTGGTTTTTGAACATCCACAGGTTAATGAGTTTCCGCTTTTTAGATCATACTGCCTGATAGACTTTCGATTTCCGCACACACACACGCACACCCAATATGTAGAATTATTCTTTTTCTCAAAATCAATTACAGATAAACTTCCAAATTTTCTACCAATAAAGCTAAGATCCGGAGTGTATCTGCATTTTGAACATTGACTTGTAAAGCCCTTTAATACGGATCTTGCTTCCAATGTTTTTAAAATTCCGCACTTACATTCAACTAAAACCATTCGAGTCTTTTTGCCGTTTCGATTTTTCCGCTCAGCCTCTTTTATTATCTTCCAACTCCCATATTGGGAACCAGGAATTATATCATATTTTGTTGCCATTATGACCTCAGTTTTGGTATAAGTTAGTTATACTACAAAAACTGAAGTCATACAAGGAGTTCTTATGAAAATTTTATCACTAGATATATCTAGTGCTACCATTGGTTGGTCAACTTTTATTATAGAAAGCAATTTGATCAGCTTGCATAAATATGGCCATATAAAGCCTCTTACTAAAAAAAAGGCTGCCGGACTTCTTCATCTAAGACTTGATGATGCCTGCAAGGCAATAAAAGAACTTATTGAAGAACATCAGCCGGACATATTTGCGGTGGAAGATTATGCTTTAAAATTTCCGAAAGGTAAAAGCTCTGCAAATACAATTAGAATCTTAAGTGTATTCAATGAAACAGTTAGGCTATGTGCATATCAAAATGGGATATCTAAAATAATCGCAATAAATGTAAATACTGCAAGAAAGTTAATCAAGAACTCTTATGATTTTGAGATAAAAGAGAAGGAAGATTCAATCATTTTCGCCAAAGAGTTTTTAAATTACAAAACGCATCTTAACAAGATTGGGAACGTTAAAAAAGAGTGCGAAGATGAAGCTGACAGCATTGTCATTGGTGTTGCTTATTTTTTATCTAAAGAGCAACTCATCTAAAACTTCTTTCATGGTCACTTTTCTCCAAACAAAGAACCCCCGTACACGTCTGCTGAAATGTACGGGGGTTCTTTGTGAATTTCAGATATTCAATTTTGAGGATCAACCATCAAATTCGAATTCAAAGCTTTCGCCACCCTCGGCTGGAGTCTCAGTCTCGGCCGAAGCGGACTCAGACGCAGCGCCTGGAGGTGCCCAACCAAGAAGCTCATATACATGAGCAGGATCGGATGGAGTAATGAGTCTCTCAATGTTGAGGCTCTCATTGAAGTCCTTCCAGGTTCCCTGGAGTTCTGCGGCCAATGCTTCCTTAGGATCAGGATACACATTGTAGAGAGGCTGTTGACCCTTGGGTCCTCTGTTGATAGTTACATCATAAGAAGTAACCTTGCCCCACTTCGGGTTCTGAACGAGATCGCGGATGCCCTTGAAAATCTGGGGGCCAACCTCAAGAAGCTTGAAAGTGTCGTCGGAACGATCCAGAACCTTAAGCAACCAACGGGTTGAACGCTTAAATCCAGCTTCCTCAAGCTTATCGACAAGGCCGGCATCCTCGATTGGGGTGTTTACCTTTCTG